TGATGCCGCCCAAGCTCATAGAGCTGCCTGCAGACGTTGTACCGCCACCGTTCATTGCTTGCTGCGCTGTGTCAACACTGCCTGTAGCAGCCTGCACCATGCGCTGTAGCGAGTCAGCCTGTGCAAACGTAATCTGGCTAACTTGACCGAAGTTAAACGGATGCAGAACCTCACGAGGGTCGCCGTTAGTCAATAGCAGCTTGCCTGCCTTAACCTCTGGCTTAGTGCCTCTAGGCATCCTTGTAGCGTCCATAGCAAGCATTGGGTGTACAGTGAGGGCTAGAGCGTCAATCCTTGCTCTAAGCTCTGCATCAAGCGCTTTCTGGCTGTTAAAGCCCTTCTCGCACACGCCCATGCCCCAGAAGCGACTTGGCACAACATCCCAAGGGAATGCTACAATAGGTCGGTCTTCCATCATGTAAGGTGATGCTTCAGCCTTTAGCAGCGTACCACCGTTAGCAATAACGACAATAGCCTCTACGTAGTAGCTGTCTCTGCCTTCGTCGTCTTCGTCGCTGTCGAAGTTAACCATCTCGTCATCAGCGTCAAAGGCATTCTCAAGCAGCTTACGTGGCACTAAGCCGTAATACTTTGTTAACCTAACCTTGTCCTCTGGCTGCTGCCAAAGCTCTTCGTCAGGCTCTAAGTCCAAGTCAGGCGCTGCACGTCCAACATAAACCTTTCTGTAAACACCTTCTTCCTGCAGCTGCTCTACCAAGTGTGACGAGACAAACTCATCAACAGCAACACCAACAGCTGTGTCGATGCTAGTGGCTACAGGGTCAATAAGAAAGTTGTGGGGTTGGATAGGACGTAGTTTAACCACGGTGCGATCACGGATGTTAACACCCACGGCAGTCATAGCACCGTCCATCACAGGCTCTGTAGCCGGAACCATCTCTTTCTTCTTCTCAAGCACTATCTCGCCAATGCCTGTGCCGTACACAGCAGCGTTGATGAGACATTCACCTACAGCCTTCCTGATCTTGTTCTTAGTAAACTCTTGTGACAACGCTTCACGCAAGAAACGCACGTCAGAACGCTCTGAGTCGCCCATGTCGTCTTGTATGTCAAAGAACTTACCACGCCCAAAGGTAGCCTCTTCGATGTCAGCTACGTTGTTCTCAACAGCTTGGAGGAGGGCAGGGGAGACAATCTTGCTTCTTTCACTCTCACGAGTTTTGTCGTCATCTGCCCAGATGCCGCGCCAAAGACGATAGTATTCATTAAACTTCTGATCGTAGTTAGTGTCAAAGAATTCACGCCAATCCTCAACTTTGTACATCACCCAGTCTTCTAGGTTTTCGTCAAGTATGTTGACTGTGTCTTCGTTATAATCGTCCATATCAATATCCTGTGTATTCGTCTAAGGATTCTTCGTAGTCTTCTGAGTCGTAGCCCCAATCGTAAGCTACATTAGCTAACTGATCTATATACGCCAATGAGTCAACAGTGTCGTCGTGTACTAAGTGGTTAGGGAACTGAAACAACTCATCCATGAATTGCACATTCCAGTCGCCCTTGTTTAACGTAATGCGTCCGTTTTCAAACCTACCCTGCAAAGCCCACATGATCCTGTCAGTCTTCTTTCTGTTACCGTGTGTTAGCTCTTCTACTCTAAAATACTTGTTGAAACGCTTCATAAGGTCTGTCAACGGCGACATAACAGCCTGCCTACTAATACCTTTTTCAATACCTACAGCAATAGGATAATGCTCTTTCACAGCGTCAAAAATGCGTGCTGCAGTCTCGTCTAACGTCCAACGACCAATAATGATGTCTTTAACCCACCAACCATGCTCATTGACTTTAACAATGGCTATAGAGCTGTTATCGAGTCTTTTGTTGCTCTTCTTGCCTATCTCTTCAAAGCCTGCTAAGTCACAGGCGATGTAGTAGTCACCAATGTCAGGCTCGTCTTCGTCAAACTGTACCCACTCTTCCTTGAACATCTCAGAGCCACGAGCCTCAAAGGACGCCATAAACTCTTGTCTGAACGCATAAGACGACAACGTACGTTTAGCGCTGTCTATCTCTGTAGGGTCAATCAGAGGGTTGTCGTAGCTTGTGAAGTGCCACGCATTGTAGTCCTCTAACTTGCCCATTGACGCTTCAGTGTACAGATCGTAGAAGTGGTTACGACCCATCGGCGTACCAATGAACAGCGCTTCACCTTTTAAGTCTGACAACGCAGGACGTAGAATTAACTCCCACACCTCAGGCTTAAAGTCTGCAAACTCATCCAAGACCACATAGCGTAAACTAACACCACGCATAGTCTCTGGTCTGTCTGAACCCTTTAACGAGATAGACGCACCGTTAATGAGCTTGAGTGTTAGGTTGTTGACATGGCTATTGGCTATTACACCCTGACCCATCTCTAGCAGCATATCCCAGATAACGTCTCTAGCCTGTCCCTGCGTAGGCGCTACATAGAAAACTTTACCGTTCTTAGACGACAGAGCCTTAACGAGCAACAACGACGCTGCTAGTCTTGTCTTACCTGTACGTCTACCTGCTGCCACAACCTTAAAGCGTGACTTGTCTGTCCATACTTGTTGCTGCCAAGGAAGCAGATTGATCTGTAGGTCTTGCGTAGCTGACATCTAATATGTCCACACTACTTGTGGCAACGACCTTGTATCAACGTGTATAAAACCTTTAGCAACACCAATGCCGTTAAAGCCTAACTCAATAGCGTTACGTATAATCGTAGCACGCTCTATGCCATTACTGACGGCAATGTCAGCAGCTATGCCCTGCGTATGCACACCACCTTTGGACTTACGAGCCTCTGCAGGGTGTGACGGGTCACGATAGCCGCTAGTGATAACAAAAGAGAAACCACATACAGCCCTTAACTCATCAAGTCTACGCACAAACGTAGGGTCTATGTTGTTCTCGCCAGTGTGCTTACAAGCAAACTCTTCTAACGTAAAGTACTTAAACGTCATCGTCTACATCTCCGTCAATAGTCTCGCCAATCGTTATTGGGTTGTCTGAGTCTATGCCGTTAATAGTGATGCTGACGGCTGCTCTGCCATTGCTGAGCTTGTCTTTCTCAAAGTAGCTAAGAGGCATTATTCGATCAACAATTAGCTTCCAAGCTGCTGACTGATTCTTGTGGTCATCGTCTAACGCAGCATTAAAGATGCTGTCCATGACTTCTCTGCTCTTAGGACTAGCTAACATCCTAGCTTTGTACTCTTCAATTGCTGAAGCGTCACCCTTAGGACGCCCTACTTTTCCTCTATTGCCCTTCTTATTCTGTTCAACAAGGGACTTAGGCGGTCGTCCACGACGCTTCTTTGGTTTAACGTCCTCTGTTACTATAGAGTCTATAGAGTCTTTATTGCTCATTAGTGACCTCTAGAACGCTTAAAGCGTGTTGTAAGTCGCTAAAGGTGCTTTCGACTAAATAACAACAGTAAGAGATAACAACAAATGTTACAATAGTAATTATCATTGTTTTATCCTCTTTAGGAACAATAGTGGAAGGGAATAGAGTTTATAATAGTGTTCTACGATAGTAGTTGCTATAGTATCTCTATAGATGCTACGAACTAGGCAGTCTTTATACCACATTTTTACTCAAAAGTCAAGTCTTTTCTCAACTATTTCTTGTTAACCTGTACTGGGTGTTAACGCCTATGCTGACTATGCGGATTTCTAGAGGATAAAGAGTCTCCGCAGACGCTATTGTTTCCTCAATTAATACAACTACTTAGCATTCATAAGACTATATAGTTAAATCCACCTTTTTTGTTAAATTTACATTGCTAAATTGCACTATTTTGTGCTTAAGAGCCTACCACTATAATTCTCCACAGCCACCACAGCACCCCCGCCCTAAATTGCTGCCCCGCCTTCATTGCCTGCCTAGTATCTAGTTACTGATTACTGCAATGCCTGCCTAGTCTCTAGCGATGCTGCAGTGTCTAGCCAGTAGCTAGGGAGTCTGCCTAGGCTAGCGAGTGTGTGTGTCTATGTTGCAGCCTATACAGACAACACAGGACACTAGAGACAACACAGGCAACACAGACAACACCTAGACACAGACAACACAGGACAATAGATAGCTAGTCGCTAGCGTCTCTATATAGGCGTCAAAGGGCGGTACAAATAAATATGCAAATTAATTGTTAAATAGTGTTGACAAGGGCAAATCACTG